AGGAAAATAATATGTTCAAAATTAATCATGAAGAAGCAAAAGGCGGATTCGAATTAATCGCTAAAGGTGATTACGAAGTTACAGTACACAATTACGAATTAAAGAAAGCCGAATCATCAGGCAATAACCGTATTGTTGTAGATTACGAAATTCGCAGTGACGTTAACCAGCCGCATCAAGGCCAAAAAATCTTATTTGACAACTTCACAGTTACAGAAAAAGCAATGTGGCGTTTACAAGCAATTTCTAAAGCAGCACAATTCCCAGACGGTATGGATTTCAAATCATACAAAGAGTGGGCAGACACGTTAGTTGGTAAACACCTAGTTGTAACAGTTGGCCATCGTGAGCATAACGGCAAAACATATCCAGAAGTAACTGGATTCAAAGAATCAACAGCAGGCGCGCCACAAGGTAGTGGTCCAATTACAGTAAATGAGGATGACGTGCCATTTTGATTAGTAAATAAAATTTCATAGAGAGGTCTGTTTTAGGCGGACTTCTCTTTTTTATACCCAAAAACAGTGAATGAGGTGCCAAAGTGACTGAAATTGAATCAAAATTACGCAATCAGAATGGTCGTTTAAAAGCAACGATTAAAAAGAAAAATCACGTTATCCGTACTATTGATCTTCACAACAATAGATTAGGAAATCAAAACAGAGCGTTAGAAGCATGCATTAAATGCCGCAATAAAGAAATTGAAATGTTAGTGGATTTATTGAAATTCTTCGGCATTGAATCTGAATTAATGGATTTTAGTAAACGTGTTGATTTAGCAAGGAGAACATTAAGGGAGGTTGAAAAGAATGGTTGAAAAAGTGAAAGTTAGTCATGAAGTTGCAGAAGCAATCGAAGATAGAAAACGTATTTCCAGATATACATTCAAAGATTTTATGAAAGCAGCTGTTTCACAACAACAATTTAGTACAAGTGCATCAGCGCTTAATAGTCTAAGTGTTGAAAGATTAGCAGAAATTCTAATCAATGGGTATGAAATTGAAGTAACGCCAGAAGAAAAAATTTTAGATAAGTTTAACCGAATGAAGCATATTGACTGGGATATGTACACAGATGGAATGACATTTGTACTAGATGTATTAGACATCAAAATCAACGGCATCAACGAATGAGGGTGGCACCATGAAAGTAATCTCTTACAACTTTAACGACATTCCTGCTGAACTTCGCAATATGCCGAACTGGATATTGTGGAAAGCAGAACAAAAAGATAACGGTAAAATCACTAAAATTCCATATCAAATTGACGGTAATGAAGCTCGTTCAAACGATGCGCGTACATGGTCATCATTTCCTACTGCAGCGAAATTTTATCGAGATTCTAATGCAGATGGAATTGGCTTTGTATTCAGTCGTCGCGATAATTTTGTCGGTATCGATATAGATAAATGCGTTACCTATGCCAGTGATGATGAAAGGTACGAAAATCCAATCATTAGTGATTTTGCTAAAGATGTTATCGAAATGCTTGATAGTTACACGGAATTTAGTGTCAGTGGTACAGGCGTTCACATCATCGTGCGCGGCAGCCTACCACAATCAATCTGTGGTACAGGACGTAAAAATGCCAAATTAGGCTTAGAGATTTATCAACACGGACGCTACTTCACAATGACTGGCAACCGCGAAAATTCAAATGAAATTTTTGATCGCACAGACGAACTTGTCGAATTGCTTGAAAAGTATTTTGATGATAGTGATTTGCGAGGTCGTGTTGTAAATATTTCCGAATACGAAAACGATGAAATTAAATTATCAAATGAGCAGCTATGGCAGAAGATGTTCAATAGCCGTAACGGTGATGAAATTCGCGCATTATACAACGGACATTTAATCGATGACGACCATTCATCATCTGATATGGCATTAGCAAACCATTTAGCCTTTTGGACAGGTAAAAGCGCTACACGTATGGATAGTATGTTCCGTGAGACTTCGCTAATGCGTGATAAATGGGACAGAATCACATACGGCGATACAGGTGAAGCGTATGGCGAACGTACCATTGCAAAGGCTATCGCTTCTACTACCACAACCATATTGGATCATAAAAACGACAGTGAATTTTCATTTGCCATCCACAGTGATGATGTGGTGGAAGAAGTCGAGCAAAAGCCAGCACGTAAATTCAAATTGACCGATTTAGGAAACGCCGAGCGCATTGCATACGAATACGGTCACATCATTCGTTATATTCCATCCGTCGGTTGGTATGTATGGAACGGCAAGTATTGGGAGTTTGACGATAAAGGTAAGCTGCACCGTTTAGTTGCAAAGGTCGTTCGCAAGCTAGGCGAATCAGAAGATGAAATAGAGAAGAAATGGGCGCGTCATTGCGAAAAGCATAATGTTCGTGAAAGCGCGATTAAGGATTTAAAAATTTTAGTACCAGGAGATAGGAGTGAATTTGATATGAACAAATTTTTATTTAACGTATCGAACGGTATTGTTGATTTGCAAACAGGTCAGTTACAACCTCACGACCGAGAAAAGCGATTAACGAAAATGGCGAATGTTGAATTTGTGGAAGGCGCAAAATGCCCGACGTGGCTTGCGTTCCTTGACCAAATATTTTTAGGCGATAAGGATTTAGCGGAGTATATGCAGCGTTTAATAGGTTACTCGTTAACAGGCGATATATCCGAGCAAATCATGATGTTTCTTGTTGGTGGTGGTAGTAACGGTAAATCAACATTCATCAATACAATAAAGGATTTGGTAGGCGAATATGGCAAACAGGCAAAAGCGGACACGTTCATTAAGAAAAAAGATACAGGAGCTAATAACGACATCGCTCGACTAGTTGGATCACGTTTCGTAAGTGCAATCGAATCAGAAGAAGGAGAAAAACTTTCAGAATCATTCGTTAAGCAAATCACGGGCGGTGAGCCAGTATTGGCCCGTTTCTTACGACAAGAATACTTTGAATACATTCCTGAATTTAAAGTGTTCTTCACAACGAATCATAAGCCAATAATTGGCGGTCTTGATGAAGGTATATGGCGCCGAGTTAAATTAATTCCATTTGATTTAAATTTGCCAGCTCATCAACGTGATAAAAAGTTACCAGAAAAGTTATCGCTCGAAATGCCGGGAATTCTAAATTGGGCGATTGAAGGGTGTTTAAAGTGGCAGAAGGATGGATTGAAAGAGCCTACCATCGTTACGAAAGCTACAGGGTTATACAAAGCGGATATGGATATTTTAGACCCATTCTTAATTGAGTGCTGCTACCAAGATAAAGACAATGACCAAATTAAAATCGAAGCAAAAGAGCTTTATAACGTATATGACAGCTTTTGCTACAAATCTGGTGAACGAACATTAGGTAATCGTAGTTTTTATCGGATGTTGGAAACAAAGGGTTATAAAAAGGAACGAGGCGCCGGCAATAAATTGTATGTTTACGGAATTACATTACTCGAGAGGGCGCCGGAAGGGGTTACTCAACAGAACGAAAATGTTACTGAGGAAGCCGAAAAAGTCGGTTTTAAGCTCGTTTAGTACCTCGCGGTTACTTTAGTAACTATTTTAGCTAACCACCGAAAAATCAGTCATACCAAGGGTTTAGAGTACTTTTTATAGTTATTTAGTTATTTTTGTTATTGGGATATCAGTTAAATAAAAAAATAAAAAATAAATATATAAGTATATATAAGAGCGTAATACCCATTTACGAGTAACTAACTTAACTTTTTGGGGTGCAAAATCATTCAATCCCTTGTGGCTGTAAGGTTGAACAGAGAGTTATTAAAGTAACTTTCGGTAATTATTTAGAGTTATTTAGTTATTTAACGTGTTTTTCAGTAACCAATTGTAAAGGTGGTTATGTAAATAAATGGTTTTATATGTTTTGTCGCAAATTTGGAAATTCGGTGGTGTCATTGAACGGGATGAAATGGACGGCAGCCTTGAATTAAAAAATTCTAAAAATATTCCGGCAGAAGTTTTAAAAGCATCCGAGCCGATTTTTGATGAAATAGATGCATACCTCATTTCTGTGGAGGGTATGAAAGGTGCAGATATGACTTTATGGAAAATGATCGTTGCGTTATGCGGTTGGCAGAAAAATGAATCGATTAGCAATTTCTTAAACAACGATGAAGTTGCATTAAATCTGTTTTGTGATTACCAGGCAAAGTTGGCGGTCAATGGCTGGAAGGATATTTACGCAGATTGGCGTCAGTACGAAAATGATGAATCAAATGTAATGAAACAAAAAATATATGAACGGGCTATTTTATACGCTAATCAAAATAAGTGATTTGCAGTCGATTTAAGACGTTTTAGAAGTAGGGTGATAAATATATCAAACTCTTAATTAGAACGTCTGTACGATGCTTATTTCAAGTCGGAACAAGGAGGTAATGAACAATGATTATGAAATTCGAATTTTTATATAAAAATGGTGTTATTGAAACTTTTGAACAACCTATTTCAGAAGAAAATCACTTAGCAGTTTTGGATGTTGTAGAAACGATAGAAACCGCAATGCGAGAAGGTATTGATGCTTGTATTATTTTCGGAAAAGAAGGTCACGGTGGGCATTATGTACGTATGAGTGAGGTTGTTCGTGTAACTACTGACGTTATTGAGGGTGATTCAAATTGATTCACTATAAATACACAGACAAAGAGATTGATAGCGTATTAAAAACATTAACAATCGTTATCGATACGCGTGAACAGGTCAATGACCATATATTGCAATATTTACGAAAACACGATATTCCATTCGTTAATCGTGCAATTAAAACAGGTGATTACGCTGCAATGATTCCAGCCAATGAAGAACTTGGTATCAAGCGCGATATTTGGCTATCTAGTCGGATTGAACGTAAAGCTCATATGGATGAAATCACTGGCAACTTACAAAAAGATACGAAAACGGCTTTTGAAAATGAATTGATACGTGCGAAAGATATTCCGTTCACGCTTTTATGCGAAGATCCTGACGGCTACGGAAAAATGATACGGGGCGAGTATAGAAGTCAGTACAAGCCATTATCTTTGCTGGGTACGATTAATAGTTTCAAAGCACGTTACAATTTCGAAATTGTCTATTTGGATAAAAAGTATAGTGGTAACTTTATTTATTACCATTTCTATTACCAGGCAAGGGACTTATTAAAAAACGGGGTGTTTTAACAATCATGAACATGCGCAATGGGATTCCTATTGTTCAGTCGGTGAAGAAATTGAAACAACCGCAGGATAGATTGTGGACGGCAATACCCAATCCATTTACAAAATATATCGAGTTGTTTATGACGGTAGATGGATGCGAAGTGAGTATTTCCATACCTTACGATTTTGAATTTGTTCAGCAGTATTTAAATGAGGGTTGGATTGAGAGAGGAGTGTGGGATGTAGATGAACGCAGACACGCTTAAAAGACGTAAAGAGGTTTTGCATGAAATCGATAAATTATTGTTATTGTGCAAATGCAATAATAATAACTCAAAAAAGACTACTTGCTCACATTGCAGAAAAATTGAACAGTACGGAAAAATACTTTTAGGATTATTGAATAATAGAAATAAAGGGTTATTAGACGATGTAGTTTTATTCGATTCAGAAGAAGATAAAACAGCTTTTAAAAACAAAGCGAAAATTACAGTAGATGAGTATTACTATTATAAATCCTTCGATATGTGGGATAAGGATATTGCTAAAAAAATAGGCGTTTCTTCACCTACTTTAATTACATGGAAGAAAGAAAATAATGTTAAGAAAATCAGGAGTAAGTAGCTTAACGGAAGGTGCGATGCAAATGACAATTGAAGAACAAATCTTAGCAAATCCAATATTACGAGATATGCAAAATTTATTAGAATTACAGACTGCAAAAGGTTTAGCGAAGTATGGAACAACGGTCAATCCAATGGATTATACAACTATCGAATGGATTGAACACGCAAGACAAGAGTTAATGGACGAACTTGTTTATTTGACGGTTTTAAAACAGAAAATGGAGGAAATGCAGAATGCAAAAGATTGAATTTCGAGTGTTAATCAAACATCCGTTTAAATCGTTACAAAGAATAGCATGTTTTGAATCAGTAAAAGCAATAGATTTCATTGAACAGTCTATAACAATCAAAATTGATGGAGAGATTTATAAATTCCATTTTAGTGAAGTTGATTTTATTGATTACACAGGCTTAAAGGACAAGAACGGCAAGGAGATTTTTGAGGGCGATATTGTAAAAATCGAAATACCTGTTGTTTCAGTTAATGAGGATTTCATCGGTCAAGTAAAAATGTCGGAAGGTCGTTGGTGGGTTGATAACGGACGTGATGCAATTCCTTTATGGTCAGAGTTAAATAAAATTACTGTAATAGGCAACATTTACGAAAACCCTGAACTACTGGAGGAATTACAAAATGGAATTAAATAAATTTCAAGAGTTATCCAAACGAACAATGCCTTTCGGTGGTGAACCTAAAAACCCTATTCATTTTGAAAATGGCTTAACAAACTACGCTATGGGATTGATTGGAGAATGCACAGAAGTGTTGAATGCTGCTAATGATCGTGAAGCAATTCTGAAAGAGATAGGTGACGTTTCACATTACGCTTTTGGGATATTAACATTCCTGGGAGAAACATACGAGGAGTTAAATAATTATTTTGTGGAAGGCTCAAAGGAAAAATTAATCAATAAAATAATCATCTTATCAGGTGACATTTCGGAACAAGTTAAGAAATTTATATTCCATCGTCATGAATTTAATTCAAGTAAAGTTAAAATAGCATTAAAAATGTTAATCAAAAATTTGATTGTTCTTGCTGAAAAATATGATTCATCGCTTGAAGAAATCTGTGAAATGAACATCGATAAATTAAAAATGCGTTATCCGGAAAGCTTTAACGTTGAGGATAGTAAAAAGCGTGTAGATACGGTGAAGTAAGGGGTGAGAACTTGAAACAAGTAAATGTAATATCAATCAGTGGTGGTAAAGACAGTACAGCAATGTGGCTTCTGGCACTCGAAAGAGATACACCAAATTTAAAAGTAGTATTTAGCGATGTTGGACATGAACATCCTGAAACCTATAAATATATTGATTATCTTGAAAAAGAGTTAGGGCCTATTACAAGAATTAAACCTGACTTTAGCAAACAAATCATGCGTAAACGCGAAGTTGTAGATACGAAATGGCGAAAAGAAGGCGTATCAGAAATGATTATCCAGCAAGCTTTAGAAGTACTGCAACCTACAGGAAATCCATTTTTAGACTTATGTATGTGGAAAGGACGTTTCCCTTCAACAATGGCACGATTTTGCACCGTTGAACTAAAAGTAAGACCGATGTTTGACCAAGTATATGTACCAATTTTCGAGGCAGGAAATCATGTTGTAAGTTGGCAAGGTATAAGAGCAAATGAAAGTTTGAGCCGATCTAAAATGACTGAGACAGAGGAAACACCAGAAGGGTACACAATCTATCGACCAATACTCAATTGGGATGTCTACGATGTTTTTAAGCAGCATGATAAGCACGGTATTGAACCAAACCCACTGTATAAACAAGGTATGGGACGAGTCGGTTGTATGCCATGTATCAATTCACAAAAAGCAGAATTATACGAGATTGCTAGACGTTTTCCTGAAGAAATAGAACGTGTGTCTAAGTGGGAAGAAATAGTTTCGAAAGCATCTAAACGTGGATCGGCTACATTTTTCACTAGTGACCACAGAGGGCATGGGATTGAAGATGTTGTAGAATGGTCCAAAACAACTCGCGGGGGGGTACAATACGACCTTTTGAAGTTGATGGAGGAAGTACCAGTATGCTCAAGTCAGTATGGGTTGTGTGAGTGATACAGAAGAATACGAGTGAAATAAACAAACAAGGTAGGTGCTGCACATGCCTACGTTATCGCGTAGTGAAATACAGAATTGGCATTTATCAATTGTGGAGGACATATGAGCAAACTATCAAGAAATGATATACAGAAACTCGAAGATTACTGGATTAATCTTGAAGATTACAAAAGACAATTACGCCATCGTGAACGCGACTTGATAGAAGGTTGGTGCGAGACAGATACAAATATAGGTGGCGGTAAAACCAACCGTATATCAGATACAACAGGGAACAGAGCAGCTATCCTTGCTGACGATGTGATGTTGCAGAATTTAAAGCGTATTGTTCATACAATTGAAGCATTATATAAAGAATTGGATAATGACCAAAAAACCATTGTGGATATGCGTTATCGAGACAAGTTAGGTGATTACGAGTGGAAGCATATTGCTGATGAATTATTCATGTCGCAATGGCAAGTGTTGAGGAAACGGAATGCATTGATTGATGAAACAGCTAGAAGATTGGGGTGGGTATGATGAGTGAAGTTATTTGGGATTGTCCGATGTGTGGTAGTGAAAATAACACAGATATTAACATGAAAGACTTCGATAAGGAAACTAAAGTTGATTCAAAGTGCGATGATTGCAATATTGTTTCGAAATTGACTATTAAACTGAAACCTTATGTTTATTGGTTAGATGTTAAATGATTTGCGCAATAGTGTCACATAGTGAATTGCGCAAAAATATGTAGTAAATTGATATTGTGATAGTTTTCAAAAAGCGCACGGAAATGCGTAAATAAAAATGTATTGCATAATAAGCACGTTCGCTTGTACGTGTGTTTAGCAAACAAGCATATAGACGTTTGATTGTACGTCTTGTGAAGAAACAATCAATGAGTCACATCTAACAAGGTGTGGCTTTTTATTATACAATTAGCGATAAGGACGGAGGGAATACGATGAAGTGGCTACACAAATTATTCAGTCTAATGGGCTTATCATTAGGTGGTGCCGAAGCATGTTTGAAGTACGGTTGCAAAGAATGTTGTAGTAGTAATCCTATTGAACAAATGAAATTCCTCAGGATAGGTGAATGGAAAATAGATAGTAAATAAAGTCGCATCAATTATGATGTGGCTTTTTATTATGCCTTGAAGACTGTATCAAACAGCCATACAAATAATGATGGACTAGTTTACGGATGACCAAGTATCTCAGGAACATTAGATACCGAGGAGCGCTGGCATGTACTAGTAACCAATAGGGCGGAGTTTGATGCAGTTTTGAAGATATAAAGTCGAAAGCTAAACAGACTATAAAAGCTAATGAGCATCTACTATGAATTGTGGAGGGCATATAACAAATGAAATACAAGGTAGGTTTTATTAACCACTTAGGATTTCACCAATCGGTTTATATTGAGGATGTTGATTCGATTGATGTTAGAGAAGGTGCATACATCTTTTACAATAAAGATTTCATTCTGCTGTATTCACTTAAAGTCTCATCAGTTTGTGCTATAGGTAACGTTGAACTACTTAATATTTCGAAAGATTAATTGTGGAGGGATAAAGGATGAAGACAACAGAAAGTATGATTCCGTTAATTGAAAAAGCATTAGGCTTCAAATTATATGATTGGCAACGGGCTTATCTATTAGGAGAATCTTATGCAGAACCTACAGAACGAAGATCCGGGAGAACAACAGTTTATGTCATTAAATTACTACTGACTAATCGTGAACCTATCAATATCAAGTTCGACGCTATGAAATACAAAGACCATAGAGGTGTACATTATACAGATTTCTTCCGTAAATTTATGAGGGAGATAGATGAGAAATTAACTGATGTTGGACTAACTACTCGCTCAGTTAAACCTAAACAAAACCGAGGTATCACAATCGAAGTAGCTGTTGATATCGACAAACTACAATTGAAGTTAAGAGCGATAGCAAGACATACTGAAGCATTGGCTGATGAGTTGGATAGGATTGATAACTCAGAACCTTGTGATAGATGTGGTTGCATCGAAACAGAAACGCATTCGTTATGTTCTTATGAAACTACTTATGAAACTAAATACTGCTCTGAGTGCGGATTAAAGATAAGTGAAGCAGAGTTACCTAATCGATTAGAAGGCAGCGATTAATCAAGAAATGTATGAACGCAATCGTTATTACAACAAACACAAACGTAATCGCGAACGACAATTATTCTATCAATCAACAGCATGGATAAAGGCTAGAGAGTTAGCACTTAAACGTGACAACTACCTATGCGTTGAATGTTTGAAAGAAAAGAGAATACGAAAAGCAGACGTTGTTCACCACATCATTGAAGTGAAAGACGACTTCACAAAAGCATTAGAGCTTGATAATCTTTCAAGCATTTGCCACATGCATCACAATCAAATTCATGGTCAATCGAAGAAAGAACAACCAAAGATTTCTTCAAAGATTGATGTTGTGGTAAACAAACAAAATAAAGAAATGTTTTAGGGTATAGCCCCCTACCATTAAACTTTTTAGTGCGATGGCTTGGAATCGGTGATGGCCCTTCGTTTGCAACGCGGATGAATTTATGAAAGGGGGGTAACGGATGGAAGAAGTTACAAGAGAATTGTTGCGTAGCTATTTAGGTGATAGTTATCAACCATCTGATGAACAATTGATCACATTATATATCGAGACATTTGAATTTTACAAACGTATGCAAACTGAATTAAAAGAGATGCCGTTGATGATGGAACACACCAATAAAGCAAATGCAACAAATTACATCAAGAATCCTCTTTCGATTGAATTAACTAAAACGGTTCAAACATTGAACAATTTGCTAAAATCTTTAGGTTTGACGCCTGCTCAACGTAAGGAATTTAAGTTGGGTGGTGGTCATACTGATGATGGATTCGACAATTTCTAAAGTTGATGGTTTATTTATTGTTGTAAAGCCTTCTCCAGTTCTGTTAACAACCTGGTATGCCAAGCAAGTTGTGGAGGGCAAAATCGTAGCCTGTAAAAAGGTTATACAAGCATGCGAACGTCATTTAAATGATTTAGAACGTCAAGGCACAGATGATTTTCCTTGGATTTTCAATGAAGAGCTAGCACATAGGCCCATAGAATTTATTGAGAAATTTTGTAAACCTTCCAAAGGTGCTTTTAAACAATTATCAATGCAAGCTTGGCAGCATTTTAGTTTAGGTTCTATTTTCGGTTGGGTTCATAAAGATACAGGGGTAAGGCGCTTCAAAGAGGCGCTTATTTTTGTTGCCCGAAAGCAAGGGAAAACTACTAAAATTGCTGGAGTGACGATCTACGGGGCTTCTAAAGATGGAGAAAACGGCGCTGATGTTGTATTACTTGCAAACAGTATGAAACAAGCTCGTTTATTATTCGATGAAGCGAAAGCGATGGTTAAGTCTTCTCCAGCCCTAGCAAGACGTTTTAGACCTTTACGGGATGCAATTCATTTTGATGCTACATTCAGTAAGATTGAGCCACAGGCAAGCGATAGCGAAAAGTTGGACGGTTTAAACACACATATAGGAGTATTCGATGAAATTCACGAGTATAAAGATTACAAATTAATTAACGTTATTAAGAACAGTCGTCAGAGTCGTACACAGCCGTTACTTATTTATATAACAACTGCAGGATATCAATTAGATGGTCCACTTGTGAACTATTACGAACAAGGTGCAGATGTATTAAATGGTGACATAGTTGATGAGCGAACGTTTTATTATATCGCTGAGTTAGATAGTGTTGATGAATTTGATAAACCTGAGATGTGGATTAAAGCGAATCCGAATATGGGTGTTTCAATCAAACTTAATGACATGATTGAAGATTGGGAGAAAGCAAAACGCACACCATCAGAGCGTAATGACTTTATAACAAAGCGTTTTAACAAGTTCGTGAGTAGTAACGAAGCATCTTTCTTAGATTACGAGGTATTGAAACGTAATGATAAAACAATAGACTACTCCACAATTTCCTCTGCAGCTGTGGGAGGCTTCGACCTATCAGACAGTGAGGACCATACAAGTGCATATCTTGAATGGCCAATACACGAAACTGGACAAGTTGCTTTATTGGGACATACTTGGGTTCCGCAAGCGAAAGTAGATGCTGATAATGAAAAGATTGATTATCACAGTTTGCAAGAAGAAGGATTATTAACAATTGTTCCTGGAGAATACGTAAAGAAAGAATATGTTTACGATTGGTTTGTTGAACAATCTAAAAAGTATTCAATCGAAAAAATAATGTACGATCCAGCAAAAGCATTTGGTTTAGTTGAAATGTTACAAGCCTATGGTTTCGTTACAGAAGTTGTTCGACAAGGATTTATAACACTTGGTCCGGCATTAGATGATGCAAAGGAACGGTTCATTGATGGAAATGTAGTCTTCAACAACAACCGTTTATTTAGATGGTACACAAATAATGTAATTCTTGTGGAAGACAGAAACAAAAATAAAATGCCTACTAAACAAAGTCGCTACCGTAAAATTGACGGATTTGCGGCTTTTTTAAATGCTCATGTTGAGGTTATGAAGAAATTCGTAACTGTACAAGGTGAAGGCAATATTAAGTTTATTTCATTAAATGATTTGTGATTGGAGGGAGGTGAACAAATGAATATATGGAGCAAAGTTAAAGCCTCTCTCTACACAGCTTACGCAACGTGGAAAGGGCAAGGTTATGATTTTTCGTTATGGCAAGGAAGAACGTTTTGGGGTGTAGATAATTCGCAATTAGTTACAAATGAAACGATTTTCAGTGTAATTACTAGGCTTTCAAATACCGTTTCTAGTTTACCAATTAAATTATATAAACATTTTGATGTTGAAAATAACAATTTAAGTGATTTACTAGTGAATCCAAATCCAAATATGTGTGGTTGGGAATTGATTAATAAACTAGAAGTAGCACGTAATGAACATGGTAATGGATATACAATTATTTTACGTAATTATCTAATGCAACCGGAATCGCTTGTTGTACTGGACAATGTACAAGTTAAACCGCTAATCGATGATGTAACAGGTGAATTGTGGTATGAAGTGCGAGGAAATAACAAAACAAGTTATATTCACAACATGAATATGATTCATGTAAAACATATCACTGGATCCAATCGTATAGAAGGTATCTCACCATTAGATGTATTAAAAAATACTCTTCAATACGATAAAGCAGTTCAGGAATTTTCTCTTTCTGAAATGGAAAAGAAAGAATCATTCATTTTGAAATATGGAGCTAACGTATCAGAAGAAAAACAGAAGCAAGTTATAGCGAATTTTAAACGTTTTTATAATGAAAATGGCGGTGTTTTATTCCAAGAACCAGGTGTTGAAATTGATAAAATGCCAAAAACATATACACCAGGCGAAACAATCTCATCTGAAAAAGTAACCCGTACTCGAGTTGCAAACGTGTTTAACATTCCACTTTCTTTTTTAAATGAACAAGGCGGAGGGTTTGCAAACAATGAGCAGATGATGATTCAGTTTGTACAAATGACACTTACACCGATTATTCGTCAATATGAACAGGAATTTAATCGAAAATTACTTACACAAGATCAAAGAATAGCTGGATTTTACTTTAAATTTACTGTTAATTCACTTTTACGAGGTGATACGGCTACACGCTCAGCATTCTATCAGCAAGGCGTTCGAAATGGTTGGTTTACTCAAAATGAAGTTAGAGGTTGGGAAGACCTACCACCAGATAAAGCCGAACAAGCAAATAAATTATGGATTAGTGGTGACCTTTATCCAATTGATATGCCAATTGAAGAACGGAAAGGTACTTCTACTACTACCACAACTGTGGAAGGAGGTAAGGGAAATGAATAAGAATGATGATTTTGACTTGATAAGGGTTAAGAACGCAATTGAAAAATGTCCTGAATCTGAAATTTTCATTATTTCGGGGAATTTAAAATCGTCCAGTCTTTATGAGGAACGCATTCTAGGACACGTGAAACTGAACAAACGAATCAGAAAAATAACCAATCAACCTTATAGTATGGACGGTTTGAATTTTACAGATTCGATTGTTTTTCTTTGTGGTTATTGGTGGCAAAACAAAAATGCTGCCAATTTTATAGAGAACTTTAGCAAATTTGCAAAGTTAGTAATACCAGTAACTTATATTCCTCCAGTGGAAGGAGGTGGGAAAAGGTGAATAAAAAGAAAACATTTTTTGATGTTAAAGCATCGGTTGATGGTAAATCAGCGGATGTTTTTATTTTGGGCGAAATTACTCCATGGGCATGGGAAGAGTATGGCGAAATGTCTTCAGTAGTTTTTAAAGAGAAACTTGATGCAATCGGAGATGTGAGCACCATTAATTTATACGTAAACAGTGGTGGTGGATCAGTATTTGAAGGAATTGCTATCGCAAATATGTTGAAACGTCATAAAGCGCGAGTAATCGGTTATGTGGAAGCTTTAGCTGCATCCATTGCAAGTAATATCATAGCTAGTTGTGATGAAGTCCGTATGCCGTCTAATGCCATGTTGATGATTCACAATGCGATGAACGGTGCATTTGGTAATGCATCTGATTTAAGAAAAGTTGCAGATGATTTAGATCGTATTAATGAGGTTCAAATTGAAACATATATGGCGAAAATCGGAGACAAAACGTCTGAAGAAGAACTTCGCCGCATGATGAATGAAGAAACTTGGTTATCAGCACAGCAAGCGTATGAAATTGGTCTGTGCGATGTTGTGGAAGGCGCTAATAAATCTGTGGCTTGTTTATCAAATGAACATTCAAAGCAATTTAAAAACCTTCCAAAAGCGTTATTACATCCTAAAGAAGATGTTCTAACAGAAGAAGAAAGACAAAACATTATTGCGGATTCTAAGGCGAATCTTACCTACTTACAATCATTAAATTTAATCTAAAGGAGGGCATTTATATGCCGACATTATTCGAATTAAAACAAAACATGGCTACAATTGGTCAACAAGTAGCGAAAATTGATACAGATTTAACAGCGAAAGCTA